CTACCGAGGCCAAGCCTCGATCAGCGCCGTGCGCTTCGACTTCTCGCACCCGTAGGCGCCGACCCACCCCATGGCCCACACGGCCAGGTCCTTGGCGGTGGCCGTCTCGGGCAGATCAGCGGGCCGCAGGCACGCCGTCACCAGGGCCACAGGAGGCGGGTCGATCTTGCTCGGCGCAGCGGGCCGCGTCGTTGAGCAGGCGGACAGCAGCAGCAGGCACAGGGCAGCGAGCAAGGTCTTGGGCAGCATGGTCGATCTCCTTCGTGGTTCGATAGATGTAGCGATCGCGGTAGACGGTCTGCACCGCCTGCTTTTCCTCGACGGCGCGGGCGCGGCCGCGGTTCGATTCGCGCTGGAACTCGGCGGCCGCCTGGTATTCCGCCTGGGCGCGCACATAGCCCGCCTTGTCGATGGCGCGGTAAACCTTCCACGCGCCGGCCAGCAGTGCGAGGGCGATCAAGCCTGCGGCCACGAGCTTTGCGGTCAGGCTCATGGCGCCTCACACAGGGCGCGCTCGGCCGCGCGGCGGTTGACCAAGCCAGGAAGCGTCTTGCCGCCGGCCATCACCCAGCGGGACAGCTCGGCGCACGCGCCCGGCATGTCGCCGGCGTTGGCCTTGCGCACCAGCGTCGATCCGCAGAAGCTCGAGCGCCCCACGTTGAAGGTGAACGACAGCAGCGCCACCTTCTGGTTGTCGCTGAGTGGCACCTTCACGCAGCCGAGGTCGTCAGCGTGCTTCGCGAGGTCTTCGTAGAGCATCTCGCGGCATTGCTCGGCCGTGTAGCTGGTGCCGAGCCGAAGCGAAGAATCCACGTGGCCGGTGCACGCGGTGATGATGCCGATGGGGTCGCGGTAGGTGTGGTGCACCGTGTCCTCTTTGCCGGCCACGAATGCCAGTGCAGCGGCCGCGGCGGCCGCGCCCACCTTCGCGATCAGTTTGGCTTTGGCGTTCATTTGATGGTCGTCACGGTTGTCCCAGCCTTGAAGGCCGTGTATAGGCTCACCACCGCAGCGATGGCGCCAGCGATGTAGCCCAGAGGCCGTGCGAACTTGCCGATCCAGTTCAGCACCTTGAATGCACCCTTCACGTTCTCGAACGCTTCGATCAATTCGGAAGTGTTGGACTCGATCCGCTTCGTCGCCGCCGTGTTGTCGGCGAGCTCGTTCTTGAAGGTGCCGAATCCCTCCTCCAGGTTGCCGACGCGATCATTGAGCTCGCTGAAGTCCGTGGTGGTGGGGTCGCTGGTAACGATGTCTCGGAGGTGTCGATTCATTGGGCTGGGGCTCCAGGCAAAAGAAAACCCGCCTGGCGGGCTGGGTGTGACAGATTTGCGTTCATCCGATGGCGCGGCTTACCCGCTCGATGGTTGCCGCGGCGTGCGCGGTCTCGTAGATGGCCAGCGTATGCAGGTAGCCAGCCCACGCCAAAGTGCCGTTTCGACTACCGACGCTCCACTGCTTCGCCAGATATGTCGTCGTGGCAACTGCCGTGTTGTTGACGCTGGTCCCTGGAAGGACAATGCCGCCCGAATACATCTTGTCGATGTTCGTCGCGCCGACCAGTGTCTTGTCGGTCACGGATGTGACGATCTGGCCGGCCGGGATGGTATTGAACGTCACGGCGGCGCGCGAAATCGTGGCTTCGGCGACGTTCAGGTAAGTGACCGAAGCCGTGCCTCGATAGGAGGCGACGTTGTTGCCCGTGTCTGCGCTGTTGTGCTCCAGGTGAACAAGCACGGTGCCGGCGCTGGTGGCCGTGCCCCTGAAATAGGTCGTGAATGCACTGGGGGTGCCGCTGTTGTTGACCGAGATGAGGTAGTCATTCGAGCCGTCGAACACGACACCCAGATCCACTGCGCCCGCGTTGACGATCCGCGCCTGATTGGCTGCCGTGGACTGCCCGATGTTGTTCCCCGCCGCGCTCTGGTCGTACCAGGTGCGGATGAAACCGCTGTTCGCTCCGACGAAGGTGAGCATGCTCGCCACGTCCAGGAAGCCTGCGACGGTGAAACCAATGTCCTGCTCGGCGTTGTCGCTGGAGCGGCGCACACGGATGCAGGAACCAGCGTAGGCGGTGCGCAGGTGGCGCAGCGAATACAAGCCCCAGAGGCTCGTCGTGTAGCTGTCCAACGTGTTGACTGCGGGCACTGGCTTGATCAGCGCGGCGATGCTGCCGATGTCGGTCGAGTTCTGCGCGGTTTCGTAGATCAGCAGCGTCTTGCATGCAAGGTGGGCGAACCGGCTCGTGCCGTTGTAGCCGACGGTCCAGGCGCCGGCCGTGAAGCTACCGGTCATGACCGTGCCGCCACCGAACGTCATTGTTTTCGAGACGCCGTTTGCCCAGACCCGGTTCTGGAGAATCCCGGAACCCTGAGTTCGGTCAAACTGGAAAGTCAGCGCGCTCTCATCGCTCGCCTGTTGCTCGTCAGCCGTAGCAAGCGCGCCAGCACTGCCGCGCATCGCAGCCCCATAGTTGGAGTTGTAGTTTCCGGGGTGGTTGTAGACCTCTGCGCCGCTCGCATGCACCAGCGTCGTCCGGTCGGAAATATCCATCGTGCGATGCCGGCCAGCGAAGTGCATGGTGAACGCCGTCGGCGTGCCGCTGTTGTTGGTCGTGTTCAGGTAGTCATCCACGCCGTCGAGCGTGATTTCCCCGAGGTAAGCGCCGGTGTCCACGATCATCGGCTGGGCGCCGGAGGTCGCTTGGACCAGGTCGTTCGACCCGCCGCTCTGGTCGTACCACTTCGTGATGAAGCCGTTGTTCGCGCCGACGAAGGAAGCCAGCGCCGTCGTGTTGAGCGCGGTTCCGGTAAATCCGATGTCCTGCTCGGTGTTGTCCGACGAGCGGCGAACGCGGATGGCGCTGCCCAGAAAATTGCTGCGTAGCAACTGAAGCCCGTAGGCGCCCCAGAGGTTCGTCGTGTAGCTGTCGATCAGCCCGGAGCCACCGCCGCCCCCGCCGAATCGGTAGGGGTTCAGCAGGAACTCGAGCGGGCAGCGATCGGGCGCAGTGCGACGGCGCCGGGACGGGAACGAGTCTTCGGGCAGGATCGCTTGATCCCGGATGCTTGGTGGACGCAGGATCATGCTGCGTAACCGATCAGGTAGACCTTGAGGCCCGCGCCCGTGATGGTCGAGCCCACCGCATCGATGTCGATGGTGATCTCGGCATCGTCGGCCAAGGAACTGTCGCTGATGACGCGAGGTGTGGCAGCCGTCGTGGTGGTCTTCTCGGAAGCATCGAACGTCAGCTTCGTGGAAAGAATCGTCGCGCCGGATTCGTTCACATCGACGGTCAGCAGGGTGCCGCCGGTCGCTGCCGTGGTCACGGACGCGCGAACGTCGGTCAGCGTCATGGCGCAGGGCATGCGGAATGTGACCTTGGCCGTGCCGGTAGAGAGTGCCGTCGTCTCGTCACTGCAGGCGATGGGGATGATCAGCGGGGTGCGCTTGACCCATGCTGGCGTGCCGGCCGTTACACCCAGAACATCGGTCGTGTTGGTGCCGATGGCAAGCCGCGCGGGCGTCGCGAAACCTCCGACCACTGTGCTACCGGCGATGATGTCGCCGACGGCCGTCATCGGGTTCGTCAAACTGCCGGCAGAAGAAGCGAAGGGGCCAACAGTCGCGCCATTGATGCGCGCAAAAAGACCGGAGGTGGTCGACCATAGGTCACCATCAACCGGTGCCGAGGGAGCGGCGCCATGCGGCACACGGAACCCGGCGCCGCCGGATGCCGATGCCGCAGTCAGGATGAGTCCCGTCGCCGTCAGGTTGACGGTGTTGACACGGTTGTTGGCGTTGTCCCAGGTGAAGTTCGCGCTACCCGACAGCGCGCCAGCGTTGTTGTACTGAATCTGGCTGGTCGAACCGCCGGGAGTCGAAGCGCCAGCAAGGCCAAAGAGGCCGGTCGCGCTCAGGCGCTCGTCGGAGTAGCTGGTGACCGCGGTGGTGTTGGTGACCACGCTGTACAGCCGCCAGTAGTTGGTCGAATCGTCCCAGTTCGTCGTGCCTGTCGCAGTGGAAACCACGCCATCCGACTTCTTCCGGACGATGTAGTTCGTGGAGCTCGCGGTCAGCGTGACTTCGGTGTTCGATCCGACCACGCCGCCGACGCGCCCGCCATAGACGGCGAACTTGAGCAAGCCCGTGATGCCGGAGGCCCGTCGGCCGCCGGTCATTGTGTTGCTGCCGGCGTCGAAGTTCTCGTTCGCCATACGGACGGCGCCCGTACCTTCGACGATCTGATCGATTGGGGAAGTGGAGTCAGCCATTAGACGATTGCCTCAAGTGGTGTGCCGTTGCCGACGTTTTCGGAAACCTGATAGATGCGGCGATATGGGATGGCGCCTGGCGTGAGGCCGATGGCGGTCTGTTGCGCGCTGGTGAGCGTCAGGGTCTTGGATGTGCTGGTGAACGTCCCTGCGAGCGTGGTGAGTGCGCTGGACGTGTAGAGCTCGATCACATAGGACTCGGAGGCTTCGCCAAGGGGGACGGCGCCCCGGAAGGCGTTCGATGACAGCCGCGTGCGGCGCTGCCATGTCATGGTGATGTCGTTCGCGGCGCTCTTTGTCCAGCGCGCATCCCATGGGCTGAAAGGCTTCAAGCCCTCGCCGGTGTTGGCGTAGGTCTTGGAAGACGCGCTGTTGGACGATCGGCCGGTGGTCACAGCGCGGTAGCTCATGGTCGAGCCGAGCGAGCCCACATCCATCGACGGGCGCAGGGTGCCGGCCTCTCCGATCATGATGAATACGTCGCCCGCCGCGTGCGTGCTGCGGTTGTGCTGCGACCCGCGGATGCCCCGAACGAGGCCCGATAGCAGGTAGCGGCCATCGCCCAGACTGTCGCGGCGCAGGAATTGTCCGTACTCCCACCGCCCATTGATGCCCAGCGCGAAGGCGTTGACCGTCGTGGCGTCGAGCAGCGCGCGCGTGGTCGTGCTGAGTTCGCCTTCCCCGATATTCACGATCAGGGAATTCGTCCAGTCCATGAGCCCGCTGGTGTGGCTGCCCAGAGCGTTCTCGGCGAATCCGACGATGGCGGCGTTGCTGACAGCTCCGCGAGGCTGCAGGCTGTCATCGTCAGGGCCGGCGAATAGCTCTGCGCCGCCCTGCGTGCCCGTGGAAGGTTCCATGACTGCATAGACGCCGGCGTTGTCATCGGCGTCCTGCCAGATCGCACCGTCCACCAGTTCCAAGCGCTGTGTGGGCGCAAGCGGCTGGATCTCCTGCGCCCGGTAGCCGCCCGGCCCCGGCACGGTCTGGATGATGAGGTCGCTGTCCGATGGAAAGCACTCGATTTCCATCCGCGCGCCGGTGTCGGTGATCTTGCTGGCGACCCACTCGCTGAAGATGCCGCGCGGGTACTCCACCGTGAACACGTCTCCAGCGGACAGGTAGGAGAACGCGCGCGACACGGCGAGGCTGCGGGTGTTCTGCGCGAGCCAGCGCTCGAACAGCATCCGGCGGGCGATGCTCGCCATGCGATCGCCATCGCCGGCCATGTCCAGCGTCTGCGTCTCGTCGAGCACCGTGTCCACCGCGTACCGCATCGCCTTGACGGTGCTGGTCTGGTAGTCGAAGTTCGGGTCGTTGTACGAAACCGTGATGCTGCGCGGCAGCTCCTGCGCGTTGGCGTGCACGACAGGGAACGGATCGCCAGGCTCGCTACCGTCTTCGGCAAATCCGAGCTCGTCATAGTCGATGGTGACGACGGAGGTCTGGTCGGCCCGATGGAAGAAGCGCAGCAGGCCGTCTTCTTCGACCACACCCAAGGCCGAGTAGGTCAGCACCGGGGCGATGTTGGCGCGGGCGCTGGCCGGGCCCTTCAGCGTCAGCCCCCAGAACGTGTCGTTCACCGTGCTGACGTCGATCTGGTCGGCCGTCAGCCCCGTGCGCAGCGCCTGGCTCTCAATGAACTCCGCAACATCGGCAAGCTGCGTGGTGAGGCCGCGAACGACGAACTTCAGCGATGGCGAAACCTCGCTGCTCCCGCTCTCCAGCAGCGCATTGCCGTTCACATGGAAGTTGGCGCCGTAGGCCGCGCTGAAGCCGTTCACGCCCGTGAACTGCGCGGTCAGCACGCCGTCTTCCACCAGATAGACGATGTTGGCGATCGTGTCGAGGATGTAAATCTCGGTGTCGCTCGCGACATACATTGCCGATTCGTTGGCGGAGTAGTGCGGGACCGTGCACACCGTCTCGACAAAGCTGTAGTCCGTCAGGCTGTACTTCTCCACGCGGGAGTCGTACATGACGTACAGGAAGGATTCCGTGAGGGCCAGCCACGCAACGAAGTCGGTAAAGGCAAGGTCGGCCAGCAGCGCGCCAGAACTGAAGTCGTAGATGTAGGGGCCGCCGAGCACGCTGGTGTTGCTTCCTGCGACGAAAACGTCACCGTACTTGGCGTAACGAAGCCACTCGGAGACGGACGAAACGCCCATCACGAACTGATGCTGCACGCCCTCGTCGTTGTAGTAGTGCAGGGTCGTCCCACCGGTGTAGGAGGTGTTGACGAAGCAGGGTTCGTCCGAGTGGCCCTTTGCCGGTGGGCGGTTCGTCTCAGCGTTGAACTGGCTCGCGATGCTCTTCGTACCGTCCAGGCCGATGTCCCAGACCTCGACCAGCGTGTTGACGTAGGAGCCGCTCCAGTTCGGGCCGTAGAGCATGCGCACGCCGGAGAGGTCGTTGCCATAGGCCACCGACTTAAGGAAGCTCGGATCGAACTCGATCAGCGTCGTCGAAGTGCTGCCGAAGACGGCATTGATGCAAATCTCGATCTGGATCTGGGGGATGCGGCCGTTGGGGCATTCCAGCCCGTAGATCGCCGCAGTGATGCGCCCGCGGAAGGCCGGCGTGTTGCCGACGCCCTCGTAGATTTCCATGAGCGGCCAGGGCAGCTGGTCGTCGAAGCCCGGCAGCAAAACCAGCTGCTGCCACGGGTTCTCCTTCGTGGCCAGAGCCTGCGCAGGGGAAAGCCCGCTCGATGCGTCGTAGTTCAGCTTGCCGTCGAGCCACAGCTTGCGCAGGAGGACGGTCGAGCCTGCGGGCGGGGTCTTGCCGAGGCACAGCATGCCGTGCATGAACTGACGGTAGTTCGTGTTCTCGACGCCGCCGCCCTTCCCGCCCGACTGCTTTTCGGGGAGCTGGATGATGTAGGTCGACCACACCCAGGTGAGCGGCGGCCGGCCATTTCCGACAGTCTCGGGGATGCCATCGCCGTACTTGCTGACGGACACCGTGATGTCGTCGATGCGGTTCGTCTCGGTGTGCTTCTTCGGCTCCAGCAACGCGCCCACCGTGCCGCCGATGGCCGCGCCAGCCGCAAAGCCGATACCGCCGGTGAAGTAGCCGACGACACCACCAATGATGGTGCCCCAGGTGCGCCCGTCGCTCATGCCACCTTCTCCGGGAAGCGAAAGCAGCCGATCAGGCTGGCGTTCGTCATGGCGAGCCAGCCGTCATCCAGGCGGTTCTCGACCACCTTGCGTGGGAAGTTGGCCGTGGCATGGATGATGGAAACGTGCTTCGGCGAAGGCGGGTAGTCGCCGACGATCCCGATGTGGTTGGTTTCCGGGTAGCGCAGCACCACCAGGTCGCCCGGTGCCAGTTCGGCGCGCTTCACCTCGATCAGGTACTTGCGGCAGACGGCCAACATTTCGCCGGGCTCCGCGGTGCGCGCGTAGTCGGAGGGGATGTCCCAGTCGATAAAGCCCTGCGCCTTCGCCACGCAGAGCACGAGGCCGGCGCAGTCGGTCTTCCCGTCTTCGCCGCGGGCCTGGTGCTCCCATCGCATGCCTTTCATCGACCGCGCGTGCCGAACTATGTCTTCTGCTTGGCTCATGTGTCCTGCCCTTGCATGCTGCCGAGGCCGAGAATCCGGTTGTTCCCTGGGAACAGCGCAGGCGGCTCGCTCTGGTTATTGATCACGTTGTCGTACTTGTCGCGGCAATCCGAGATGCCGGCGGGGAACAGCCCGCCACGCTCGTGGCGCTTCCTGCACCCGGGAATGACCGAATACGCCACGCCGACGGTCGGGTCGAACGGGAGCGGCAGCGCCAGCGTGTAGACGCCAGCCTCGAAGGCGTGCACTTCCATCTCCATCCCGGCATAGGGGCCGGTCAGCACGCGGAACACGCCGGCGCCGTACCAGTCCGACACCTCCAGGCGCGCGCTGTCGGTGAAGGTGCGTCGCGTCGATACGGCGGTGAGCGTGCTGGTGACGCGCAGGGCTTCGACGTCGACCTTGCACATCGAATCGCCCAGCTTCGCGCGGCACATGGGCTGGTAGACGTCGCCGATGGGCTGCTGCAGGGCCTGGGCGAGGCTGCGCAGTTCTGCCTTGAAGCTCGAGCGACCGGCGGAGATCTCGCCAAGCCAGCCAGAAGTGAGCTTCGTAATGCCCATCGTCAGGTCGCGCGGATTGACCTCGAAGACCGTCACAAAGCAGTTGTCCCAGATGCCTCCGACGATCTGCTCCTCGGTCATGAAGTCATCTGAAAGGGCGCCAGAGATGTCGGAATTCGACACCGCCCCGTCGGCGGTGCTCGCGATCGCCATGGGGTTCACACCATCCCTGGCCTTGTAGACCAAGCCACCAATCAGCAGATCTCGTGCCCACTGCGTCAGCGTGAACACCGCGCCGCCCTTTTGCTCCAGGTACCAGCACCATGCGCGCGCATTCGACCCACGTGCGAAATCCGCCTTGAGCGCGACGGAGATGCTCTTGCTCATGACTCTCGGACCTCGTCGAGCACGATGAGCGGGCCGCGCACCAGGCGGGACTCCGAGTCTTCGTCGGCCGCGACGATCTCCCAATCCAAGTTATCTGAGCGGAAGTGCACAGGCAAGAGAAACCGGCCCTCCCAGGTCAGCGCCTCGTCCGGCTGCGGGTACTTGCGGCCCTCGCCCGTGTTGGAGATGGTTTTGCCCAGCGTGTTCGTCGCGATGGTGTAGACCGCGCCGGCGATGTTCGTGATCTGGTGGCTCTGGTTGTTGAGCAGCGCCGCATCAGCGCCGCCCACGCCCTGCAGCCAGAGCCGGCCGGTACCGGTCACGAAGCCGGCGATGGCCGAGGATAGGGTGACCTGCGTCGTCGCACCGACCGCGATCGCGCTCACCGCCCGGGTGGCGTCCGGCACGAACGTCACCAGCACCGGGCCAGCGCTCAGCGCAGCATTGCCGGGCGCGGCGCCGATGGTGATCGGCGTCCCGCCCCGCCACATCGGCGGCACACCGACGGGGCGGCTGATGTCGCGGAAGCTCTCGCGGGTGGTTCCCTCAAGCACATGCCGTCGCTGCAGCACGTAGACGGGGCATCCATTGCCAAAGCCTGCATCGCCGAACTGGACGCCCAGCATGTAGCCCTGCATCGAACTGGCGCTGCCATCGACGAAGGCGTCCTTGGGGTCTTCCATGAGAAAGCCGTAGGCGCCGGCGTCGGTGATCTCGTAGATCGACTCGGCCACCCGCCACAAGCGCGCTTCCATGGGTGCAATACCAATCTGAAAGAACCGCATCGTGACGGCACGAATGACGGTGACGCTGTCGAAGCCGCCCTGGTTGCGGCCGCGCACGTTGACACGGGTCTGGCCTCCGGTCACGCCGGCCTCGACGATCTCCTGCGGGAGCATGACGTCGTCGAAGATTTCGATGGAGCTGCTCATCGGTTCCTCTGCGCACGGTTGATTGCAGCGGCGGCGTCCTGCGCGGCCTGGTCGGTCGTGCGCCGGTTCGTGGTGGCCGGGAACGACTGGTTGATCACCAGGCTCATGCCGCCGTAGCCCGGCTTGTTCTGCGCCGCGGGCACGATCCGCTCGCCCTTGTGGATCTTGGCGATCATGTCCTCGGGGACGTAGTCGGTGCCGGTGTCATAGCTCGCCAGGCCGGCGATCAGCGAATCGAGCCCCGCCTGGTCGGCTGCGCTGTAGCCGCCCCCGCCGCCACCGAAGAGGCCGCCGAGCAGATCGCCGACACCGCCGCTGCCGGATGCGCCGCCCAGGCTTGCCGCGGCCGCCGATGCTGCCGATGCGAGGGTGCCCAGTGCGGTCGTCGTCGTGGCGCTGCTGGCAGTGAGCGCCGAGGAGAACGCCGCGGCCGATGCACCGGCGCCCGTACCGAACGCATCGTTCGAAGCGAGCAGCGCACTCAGGCTGTCGGTGCCTTTCTTCTTCTTTTTCCCCAAGCCGAGGAGGTCGCCCACCTGGCCCAGAGCCCCGCCAAGCAGCCCCTCGCCTTCGCCGCCCTCGACCAGGCCGCCGAACAGCTTGCGCGACAGGTCCGCGGCCGCGGCTTCCGCGATCATTCGCGTGATGAGTTTCTTGAAACCGTCGCCGACGTTCTTGAAGTTGCCCTCCATGGCGTCGACCAGTGAGGAGCCGATGCTGTCCTGGATGTTCTCGGCCGCTTTTTTCGCGAAGTCATCCTGCTCGTTGGCGGCCTCCTTCGCGCGCTTCTGCGCTTCGTCGAAGGCGTCGGTCGAGCGCTGCACGGCGCGGCCCAGCGTGTCGGCATTGATGACGCCCGCTTTGTAGAGGGCGTTGAGCCGCTCCAGCTCCGCGTTGTAGCTTTCCAGGGGGGACCTGGTCTCTTCGAAGACTCGGCGGCCTTGATCCTGCAGCTCGAAGAATCGCTTCTGCGCCTCCTCGCGCTCCTCTTCCCTCTTCTTCTCGGCTTCGCCCTGCTCTTTGAGGGCGTCGATCGCGGCGGCCCGCAGCAGGATCTCCTGCTTCATCGACTCGGTGACCACCCCGCCCGCGGCGCGAATGCGCCGGATCTCGTTCAGCGCCTCTTCGACACGGCTCAGCTCGGCGACCTTCTCGGCCTGCTTCTCCAGCGATTCGAGATACCGCTTGGCTTCGGCTTCCGCATCCTTCGCCTTTTCCTTCGTGCCCTTGCCGCCACTCCCACCACCGGTGGGCGCATCAGGCCTGTTATCGGGGATCACGGGGGTGAATCCACGATCTTCCTTCCGCTTGTTGGCGATGTCACCCAACGGGTCAGCCGCGTTGGCCAGCCCCTTGAGCTCTTCGCTGGCTGCCGCCGCTTTTTTCTGAAGGCTTTCGATCTGCCCGCGATACGTCGCCATCCGCCGCTGGGCCATCTCGTTGCCGGGCTCACGCTGCAGCTGAAGTTCCACGCCCCCCATCAGGCCCTGGACGCGGCGCATCTCTGCTGTGGCGGCGTTCGCGCGGCTCTGAGCCTTCCCAATGTCATCGAGGCCCAATGTGCGTGCCACGCCGCCGCCCATCGTGACCAGCACCGCATTCAGGAGGCCGCCCTCCTTTTTCGCCTGGATCATCTGATTCGTGATCGAGACGAGGGCCTTCAACAACGGGCCCGTCATTGCCAGCGCCGCCGCCTCGGACGAGATTCGGAGCTTCGTCAGGTTGTCGTTGAAGCTCGCGGCGTCCTTGGCGAGATCGCCGCCATAGATGGCGCCTAGCGCAATGGCTTCGTTCTTGAGCCGCTCGATGCCTTCCTTGCCCTGGTTGAGCAGCGGGATCATCTCGGCGCCACTCTTGCCGAACAGCTGCTGGGCCAAGGCCGCTTTGGCGGCGCCATCCTTGTACGACGCAAACTTGTCGGCCAGGTCTCCCAACACTTCATCGCTGCTGCGCATGGTGCCGTCGGCATTCTTCACTTCGACACCGAGGGACTTGAAGGTCTCGACCGCTTCCTTGTTACCGCCGGCGACCTCGGCCATCTGCTTGCTCAAGCGCTGCACACCGGTTGCAAGCGCCTCAAGCGGGGTCCCGACCGCCTCTCCAGCGAACCGCAGCTCACTCAGCTTCTCGACTGTGATACCACTCTTCTCGGAGAGATCATCCAGGCGATCCAGCAGATCGATGCCACCTTTGGCCTGCGATACCGCGAGAGCCCCCGCAATCACGCCACCCAGCGCCGCGAATCGGCCCTGCATGGCAGTCGCGCTCGTCTTCAGGCTGTCGATATTCCGGCCGACACTTGCGAATGCGGCCTTGGTCTTGTCGGTTGCCGCAAGCAGGATCTCTGCGCGATTCAGTGCCATGCTACTTGCGCCTCTTGAAGGTCAGCGCACGCATGCGCTGCGCCGCGGTCTGGCCGGTCGTTGCGGGGGCCACGGCTGACGCCCATGGATCCTTGGGCAGAAAATCGGCGGCGAGCCATGGCTTCTTGTCGCGCTTCGTCGACGGCCCCTGGTAGGCAGCCGCCAGCAGTTGCGCGTGTCGCAGCCGGCCTGCGCCGCGGTGCAGCTGCTCGCGTCTGATGTAGACCTTCCATTCCTCGAACTCCCGGGCGCTGAGGCGCCAGCCCAATTCATCAACGGTGCAGTGCAGCCGGTCCGCTAGCTCGAAGGCAAATCGACGGTCCGGCTGCTCAATGAGTTTTTTTCGACGTCACCCATGTCCTGGCCGGACAGGCGCATCGCGGTGTTGAAGAGGACATAGGCTTCGTCCCGATTGGCCGAGCCGAAGGCGTCCCACTCGGCCAGCGAGAACAGTCGATTGCCTTCGCCATCGACGACACACACTTCGAGCACACGCGGGATCACCAGAGAACCGGCGCGCACGCGCGCCGAATCTTCCGTCTCCCCCTGCAATGGCTTGCGTGCCGCTGCGTTGGCGCCGTCATTCGCCAGGCGCTCGCTCAGGAGCATCCCCCGGACGACGACTGCGCCACCCAGGCTGGGAACAGGCACCTCCTCGCGCAGGAGGGTCGGCAGCTTCCCTGCGGCTTCGATCTGACTTCTATCGAGGGTCATCTCAGACGGCGTAGTCTTGGAACAGGCCGCGTGCGTTGATGGTCACGGGCGTGGTGACCGCCGCGCCGGCCGAGCCGGTCGGCACCAGGGAGGCGCTGGGCACGCCGGCGAACAGGCCGAGCGAACCATCCGCGAAGACGAAGCGCACAGCGCGCACGCTGCGGGTGCGCGAGGCAGCCTTCAGCGCGATCAGCGCCGGATCGGAGGGGACCCACAGCGAACCAAACTCGAAGTTCAGCGGCGATTCATTGCCAGGCAGGTTGTAGCCGCGGCGGCGGTGGATGGTCTGGATGAGGACCGGCTCGGCTTCACCACCCGTCGCGCTCACCTCGGTGAACGTGGCGGCGGTCGCGCCAAAGGTGATCTCTTCGGCAGTGCCCGAATCGAAGTCGCCGAACTCGGTCGAATCGATGCCTTCAAGGCTGAAGGCATCCGTGGTCGCGCCCGACACCCGAACCACCGCATAGTCCAGGTCGAGCATCCCCGCGATTTTCAGCAAGAGGATGTCGCCATTCGAATAGCCGTGCGCGGCGGAGCTGGCCACAGCGGGGCTGGCCTTGGTGATAGCCGTGATGGTCTTCGGCGCAGCGAGCGCCGTCTGCACGTCCACAGCGACATCGGACCAGAGTTGAATATCAGACATGGGGATCTCCGTTCAAGAAGCGGTTTCCGGCGCACCGCGCCGGGTGAAATAGGTGATGCGCCAGAGTTGCTCGCGCGCGGCGGTGGTGGTCTCGCCATCCCCGTCGATCACGATCCGGCTGGCGGAGATACGAGTGCGTCCTGCCTTGGGCACCGCGAATGACGGCACCCCCAGCACGCGCTCGACTTGGGCGCCAAGTTCGCGGGCGCCGGAGGCATAGGTTTCGCTGTGCGCGACCGCGCATTGCACGACGACGGAGAACACGCGCTGCTCCAGACCGCTGACGGTGGCGGGCTCGATGACCTCGCCCTCTGGCGACTCTTGCACCAGGAGCGCAGGGAGTTCGCTGAGCTGCAGGCGGTCGGGCCGATCGAGGAACACGCGAGTGCCGGCATCGGTAGCGCCGATCAGCGCATCGCGCACGCCTTCGAGGATGGTTTGCTGCGAGTTCGCCACGTCAGGCCTTGCGCAGTTGCACGGTGACCCAGCCCGAGCGATCCGGCTCCAAGCCGCCGGTCACGACGTAGCTCACGCCGTCAATCAGCAGCACATCGCTGTAGGCAAGTGCAGGCGCGCGAGCAATGTCGAACGAAGCCTCGGGACCCGTGCTCTCTGCATAGCCGTCGACCAGCTGCACCGGCACACGGTCGAACACCACCCCGAATTCCTCGCCACCATCGAAGGTGGCAAGGGCATTCGAGAGGCGCGCGCCCACGGCCGCATTGACGCGGGCTTCGAGGGCGGCGAAAGGTGCTGGCATGGCTGAGGATCCGGGCGGTCCGCCGATCAGGTCAGCGTGCCGGGCACGCCGGTGAACTTGACCGCAATGGAGGTGACGCCGTTGCCAGCCGCCTCGAAGGCGACAGAAGCAGCACCGGTCACGTCGCCAGCGGCGGGCGTGGCGAGGTTGTCATCGAACGCAGCAGCGGAGGCGTCCCAGGTGAGGGATTCGCCCGCGCCAATCACGGCTGCCGAGACCTTTGGCACGGTGAAAACGCCGTCGATGGAAGCGAGGCCAGCGGCGCCATTGGCGACATCATTGACGGCCACGCCCAGGATGTTGCCGATGCGGACCACCTGGCCCGAGACGATCGTGGCGCCGGCAGTGAACGGGATGACCCGGCCGGATTGAACTGTGTTCTGCATGTTGGTTCCTTGAAGTTGGAAGGGTGCGGTAGCGAGGCGCGGGCACATGGCCCGCGCTTACTGCGTTCAGGCGCCGTTGGCCTTGTAGAGACCGCGGTAGTCCACCGCCTTGGCAGCGAAATCGAGGCGGCACTTGTAGGAGACCCCGTCGACCTCGAAGCCCATCTCGGACTCGATCACCGGGCCTTCGGCCCCGTCGAGATAGGCGTACTCGACCGTGTCGATCTGCGAGTTCGCAGCGGCCAGATACCAACCCGTGGCACTGGTGCCATCGAGCAACGGCTCGACCACCGGCTCCAGGGCCGTACGGCCGCCGGTGCGGAATTCGTTGATCTCGGCCTTGGTGGCCGGCACGTAGTTGCTGCTGGTCAGCTGGTAGGCCGTTTGCTCCAGCGCTGCGGGCACGATCAGGTACGACGGAGCGATATTCAGCTCTTCGTTCTGCAGGCCCTTCTGCACGCGCATGGCCGTGCGACCGGTGGCAAGCGCGCTGAACTGGAGCGCCGAGCCGGCGCCCGTGCCGAGGTTCGCATGGGTCGCGTGGAACAGCGCGACACCATCCGACAGCGCGGCGTTGGCCGTGAGCTGCGAATAGACGGTGCGGTTCTCCAGGCGGCGAGCCGAGGCACCGAAGGCGCTGACCAGGCGGTCGAAGCCGCGCAGATCGTCGTTGATGATGGCTTGGCGGGTCAGCGCGACGATGCGGCCGTAGGTGACGACGGCATAGGTCTCGGCGCCGTCCTGCATCGTGCCATAGGTGAACTCGCCATGCTCGTTCGTACGCAGCAGCTCGGGCGCGCCGGAAAGCTGCACCACGCTGATGTTCTTGAAGTCGGGCGCGTTCGGTGCGCGGCGGGCCCACACGCCATAGGTGCCGGGGTTTTCGTCGTAGGCATTGCGCAGGCGCTTGTTGGCGACATTGGCGAACAGCGACGGAAAATCCGACGTTGTGTTGTAGCCGGGCGCGCGGAAGGTGAGCATGCGCGTGGCGAGCGCCAAGCGGTCCATGCCGCGCGTGCTGACATGGTTGGCTTCGAGGAACTCACGGCCCATTTCCAGCAGCGACATGCCGCGGAACTGACGGCCGTTGTCGTCGAGCTGCGTGCGCGCGGCGACGCGGTGCATGATGGCCTGCTCGAGGCCGGCCATGCGAGTAGCCATCTCGTCGCGCACGGTTTCGACGCGCACATTGCGGTGGCCACCGGCGGCGGCATCGCGCACGGCGAGCTCCTCCAGCACAGCCGAGCGCGCTTGCTCGACCGTCTGGCCTCCGCGAATCAGTCCAGTGGCGAGGTGTGCGACGTTGTGACGGACGCACAGTTCGCTGATGTCGCTGGCGCGCTGGGCAGCGGCTTGCGTCGCTGCATCGACAGCGTTGGGCTGCGACACGGCCGGGGCCGCTGCTGCGGCTGGCGCTGCGCGCTGTTCTTCGGTCGACGCGGCGGCGCCGCCGGCGGCGGAGGCTTGGGGCATGGGAGTTTCCTTGGGAGTTGAAAGTGCGGCGGAGGCGCCCACCGTGGGCGTTGCGGGTTGGCTGCGAACTTCGAGAAATTCGCAGGGGAAAGTGCGGGTGGCGACGTCGCCGGCTTGGGTCTGGGCGCGATCACCGCGCACCTGGCAATCCATGTCGGCCGGAATCGGAACGAGAGAGACTTCGTACGGCTCCCAATCGATAATTCGGTAGACCCATTCGCCACCCTCTTCTTCGGGGGCGACCATCTCGACGCGGTGGCGGACATAGCCCACCGACACGTTGCGAACGATGCGGTCGGCGACGTCCTGCACGTAACCAGCAACAGACTCGCGGCGCGAGAAGGTCACGTCGCAAAGGCCTTCGCCACCCTCGATGGACGGGTTCTCGACAACGCCGAGTTGCGCCTCGAGGTCCCAGGAGTTGTGCGTATTGAGGAGCGGTGCGCCGCGGCTCAGCCGGTCGAGGCGAATGGAGCCTTCTTCGACGACCAGCTGCTCCATGTAGCTGCGATCGCGGTACCAGTCGTAGCGGCGGACCGCCGCGCCGGCCGCGAACACAAGCTGCGCCGTAGCGAGCGGAGCGCTTGTGTCAGCGCCCTCTTCCGATGCGCGGGTGAAGCCGCGCAACTCCATGGAGCGGCCGGCGAGCGGCAGTTCATCGCGGCGGGTGGTGGGTTGGGCTGCTTGGGGCATGGCCGCAACTTTGCGCGGCATGCTGTCTCAAGTTCAGGAAAACTGAGACTACTTTCGAGCCGCGGCGGCGGCTTGCGAATCGCCCTGCCCATCCGACATCTGGCGCCCCTTCTGGAGCATCATGAGCACGTCCAGCAAGCCGAGATCGCGCAGCTTCTGGATGTCGTCGGCCAACTCCTTGAAGACGGCTTCAGGCTTGTAGCCGCGACGGCGCAGCTTCTCGCTGATGCTCGACAGGCCGCCGGCAATTTCATCGAGATCCGCGCGCACATCCTGCTGAGGATTGACGTAGTCCCATTTCGGTGTCGAGTGCTCAACCTGGTAGTCCGCCTGGTCGACCACACCACCGAGCACGGCGGCATCGGCGAAGGCTCGGCAGATGCGATCGCAAAGCCGCGGCACGAGCAGCGTCCATTGCAGCATTTCAACCTCGCGCACAAAGTCGAGACGGCGCACTCGCGCGCTGCTGAAGTTCACTTCGCTCACGTCGCCGGTCATCATTTCGTAGGTCACCCCGAAACCCGCCGAGATCAGGTGCAGTTGCCACTTGACATAGTCGGTGTACCCGGGCGCTGCCTTCGGCTCCACGACCGTGGTGGTCATGCCCATCGGCAGCTGGATGATGTTGCCGCCTGAGAGTGCGCCCAGTTCGTTTGTGCCCCGCCCGTTCACGCCCTCTTCGACCGTGGGCGGCGTGGCGAGTTGCGCGACGTCGCCGGATGCGAGTACGGAAAGGCGCGCCTCCAGATTCTTGCGCTGCAGCTCAGCATCCTCGTACACCTGCAGGTCGCGAACGCGCGCAATCACGGGCGCCACACGCGGGAATCCACGGCCCTGGCCAGGTCGGTCAGGCGTGAAAAGGTGGATGATGTTTTCTGCCGAGACGAAGTGGCTGCTGCTGCGCCCGCGCATCGTGGTCACCATCTCGCCCGGGTGCTGGTCGAACAGCCAGTAGCCCGCCACGCGGCCCAGGGAGTCGTACTCGATTCCATTCACGACGGTGTTGGAGCTGCCTTCTGCGCGGCCGGTGCGATACGAATCCAGCCAGTCGATCTCCAGCAGCTGCAGCTGGAGAGGGACGGCAAGACTGTCGGACTTGCGCCGCTGCCGAAGTCGGATCAGCACCTCGCCATCCTGCTCCATCGCCCGATATGCCGCAGCCTGAATCCCATAGAGGTCAAGCCGCCCATCAGCATCGGCCTGGGACACCCATTCGGCCCATGCCTTGTTCAGCTTCGCCGCGCCTGGCCCCTTCCAGTTGGGCGTGATGCCGGTTCCGACGACGTTTGCCACCAGGGAGCGCAGGCCTTGCGCAATGTAGGGCACGTTCTGCACCAGGGCGCGCGAGCGCACGCGCAGCGTGCCGGCATCTACTGCATGGTCGGTGTTGGCGCTTGCGCCGGGGCGGCGCGGCTTCCAGCCGTCACGCTTGCTCGCTCCCTCGTACGCCCGCGTGAGCACGTCACGAATGTGGTGACGCCGAAGACCCTGCAGCGGGTTGAAGTAGCCAATCACGCGATCGATGACGTTGCTCATGTCATTCCCCCCGCGCAGTCACGAAGGTATAGCGGAACGGACCTCCACTCCTCCCCGAAGCGGCTGCGGCCAGCTCCGCCGCAATGGTCTGCCGGGCCTTGAGCAGATCACTCATTGATCGGTAGGTGACGGTCCGCCCTCCGCTGGAGACGGTGAGTTCGCCGCTGGCAATGGCGGCGTCGATGGCGTTGAGGTCGGCGGTGGTGAAGGCCATGAGGCTGGCTCCGGTGAGTTGCTGTGCGGGGTCGCGGTGGACGACCGTACCGCCGAGCCCGTCTCATTTCCCGGAAAGGTGAGACGATCTTTCTTGCCGGACTGCTTGAGGATTCGGTAGACGGTGGCGCGTCCGATCCCCAGTCGCCGCGCCACCTCTCTTGCATTGCGACCATTGAATAGGGACAGGACTTTCACGGCGAGCTCATGCCGATCGGATGGACCACGACTCGCGATATAGACACCTTCACCCTGGAACTCGGATCGGACGGCGCTTTTCGCCTTCGCCAGCCCAGGGCCCGCGAGACCAGGAAACTCCTCGAGCAGATACTCGAAGATGCGGTCGACCAGATCGGGATCCGTCGGCGTGTGGTTGATCATTCTTTGCATGGTCACCAATCTCGGCTGAAGCCCTTGGATGTTGGGCGGGATGAAGAAGCTGCGGCAGCAGGAAGTACGGCCAGCGGCGCGGCCTGAGCAGATTCGCCGCGCGAGGAAGAAGCCGCCTGCGACGGCACTTCGAAAAGATCACCATTGGGCGGCTGAACCGCGGCTTCGAGGCGCGCCCACATCTTGTCGGTGTAGGTATGCAACGCCAGGCGGTGCTCGCAGAACATGGAATACACCGTGCAGTCGAGCGCCTCGTTGCGGGAATGGTTGACGTTGACCCAGCGCGTCTCGTGACCACGGGCCGTACGCACCGGCACCCGCGCTTCGGCGGTCAGGTGCTGGAAAAACACATCGGGCAGTTCCTTGCTGAAGTGCACATAGCCCGGCCCCGGCTGGGTCACCTGCAGTTGGCCGAAGAACAGGTCCTTCGCCGTGTCAGTCCCGATGTACCAGAGCTTGACTCCCCGGCGGATGGTGCGCCCCATGAAGTTCACATCCTGTAGCGTGGCCTTGCCGCCGATGGGCTTGCCTGGCTGCGGATCGCCGCGCCCGGCGAACACCTTGCAGTGCCGGCGCGATTCGCGCATGCGGGCGAAGTTGTAGCCCTGGTGCGTGAAGTGGCCCATCATGTCCACGGCCGCCGCCTCGATGTGCAGCACCTGGCCGCTCGCGTGCGGGAAGGTGCTGAGCAGGTAGGGGTCGAGTTTCTGCTCCCACTCCGCGGGGTCGGCCGGATTGGCGGGGATCACGCAATAGTCGATCACCCAACGCTCGCCGCCGCGACCGATTGCCCAGACAACGATCTCGAACCGATTGCCCTGCACGTCGACGCCGGCCACCAGGACGAGGCCGCCCATGGGGACGGTGCGCAGCGGATAGGCTTCGGCGCGCTGCTGGAGCGAGTTGAGCTCGACCTTCTCCGCTTCGTCGTCTTCCCAGGTTTCGCCGAGCGTTTCGTTGACGAAGCCCTGCAGCGGCCCCTTGTCCCCAGCTCGCCGCTTCGCCATGGCTTCCAGGAACTGCCGCACGATCGCGATCCAAGTCGCCTGCGGGCTGTAGGCCGTCCAGATCTTGAATGCCACATGCCGCGGCGGCTTGATTGGCATCAGCGCAGCATCCCTCCAGACGCTGTCCTGACCGTAGCGCCAGTTGCCGCATTCGCTCACCCAGGCACCCGCGCCCCACACCTTCAGGTACTCGGCCTGGGTGATGTGCTCGTGGCAATGCGGACACACATGCGTCACGACCTCCGGGTTCGCGGTGTCGAACTTGAATCCGTGCGTGGCGCCCTTGCCGCCCCACATCAGCGGATGCTCCGCATCGCAGTGCGGGCAGGCGATGTAATAGCGCATGCGCGCTTGCGCGGCCAGCGTTCGCCCCTCGATGTGACTTAGGCCCTTCACGCGCGGCGTGCTGCCGAGGATGTGTTTCGGAAAGGTCGCGCCTTCAAGCCGCTTCGCCGTGAGCGTGTGCGGGTCCGAGCTGCGCTCGATGAGCTGGTCGAAGCCGTCGACCTCGTCGACCTTGGCGCTGGCCACCGTGATGCGCCGGTAGTTTTTTGCTGCCTTGCCTCCGCGAAGATGGAGGATGCTGCCGAGGAACTTCTTGTGCTGGAGCGTGTTGTTCTTGCTCTTCGCCATGAAGGACGGGAACACCTTCCGCATCACCTCGACGTCGCGCAACATCGGCTCCAGCTCGGTCTTGCAGAAGTCGTCGCTGTCGTCGTCGGTCGGCTGCCACAGCGCCTGGTTGCGGCGCTTGTGGTGCGCGTCGTAGGCGATGCAGGCCAGCAGCATCTTGGTGTAACCCACGCGCGCGGACTTGAAGACGTCGACCTCCTCGATCCGGTCATCGCCCATCGCATCCATGATGCCGGGCTGGAACGGGTAGGCCTCCCATTTCTTCTGCTGCTGCGACGACTCGGCGGACAGGTAGAAGTGCTTCGCAGCCCATTCCGACAGTCGCAGCGGCGGCTCGACCTTCAACGGCTCCAGACCCACGCGCACGGCGCGCCGGATCTCGCTCACGCACTCCGGTGAAATGCTCTCGATGTCATAGGCGTCGAAGTCGCGGGCGCCCATCTAGTCGGTCTCGTCGTCGAACACGGTGCTGTCAGCGTCATCGCCCTCGATATCGTCGGGCCCGGCGATCTCCGCCACCTGCAGGGTCGCGGTGTCCGAAACCCAGCCATTTCGCGCCGCGGCCACCCCGCGCGCGATCGCGTCGCGGGCTTCGTCGGACATGTCGGGCGCGATCTTGTGCAGTTGACCAGGCAGCGCTTCGAGCTGCGCAGCCACGGACTGGCTCGCACTTGCGAGGACCTCGCTCAGCAGGCCAACGGGCGCGAACTCGCGGCGGGACACTGCATTCTTGAGGGCCTGCGAGATGCGCTGCTCGCGCGCCAGCTGCGCGCGCTCTTGCACCAGGTCGAGCTCGCCATCCGAGCCACGCCCCGCCGCCATGGCGCGCAGCCGGCCACAGTAGGCCAGCAACCACGCCCCCACGGATCCGCCCTCGGGTAGGTGGCCCGAGCGCACGAGATCCGAGACTGCCTGTTGCGAAACCCCGACCAGCTCCCCGAACGCGGCCTGCGTTGGTAGGCTGGAAAGGTCAATCATCACCATACAACCCCCTTAGGGAGGGTTGAAAGTAGCGCGCGGTCGGGCTTCGAATTACCCGTACTCAGGCCTTCCCAGGAGGACCCGTGGCCGGGGGTGGGGCCCCGCCCCCGGCCACGGCTTCGGTTCGGGTGACGCACCATCACGGCGCACCCCCGCCAGGGCGCGCCGTGCGCAGCGCCTGCGCCACTGCCGCCTCGAGGTGGCGCGGCAACACGCGGCGGACCGTATCCTGCGCCACCTCCTCGAAGCGGAAGCGAACCCGATAGCTGGCGCGCGACACAAACAGAAGAACAGGCGCGACCTTCGAGCCCAGGACGTCATGCGGCGTTCGCACCCATACACCTCGCGGCAAGTGCTGGGCCATGCGCCCCTTGCTCCACGAGTGACCGCCCATTGGATGCGTCCCCTTGCCGGTGCTGACGAAGTACGCTTCGCGGGCGCGCTTCGTCCGACTGCGCCTGCTGCCCGTGGCATTGGCATCGAAGCCCGCGGTAGTGAACGCCTGAAGCTGGCTGAGAATCTTCACGATCTGACCGCGGCTCATGTTGCCAAACCCATCGAGCTTGGCCGCATTGCCAGGCACCGCGCGCTCGTTCGATCGCATGACGCCGCGCTCCACGAGCATTGCCTCGAAGCGCTTTAGAGGGCGCGACCCGCCGACGATTTGCGGAAGGAGATAGTGGTTCGCTCGTTCGCTGTCCTTGACCCACACGCGTGCCGTGAGGTCAGCCTTCGTCGATGGCTTGATGTACAGCGAGTTGAGCGTGTATCGCGTCGGCCGATCGAACACCGCGCCGATCTGCTCGCGCTCTGCCTTGCGCACATCCTGCGCCGTGCGGTTGATTGCCAATGACAATGCGAACGGCACCTGGCGCTGCTGCGATGCAAGCAGGCGCTTCACCTCAGGGAAGTTGTCACGGATGTCAATCTGCACTGCGCCCTCCCTCCGTCGCGCTCGATCCATCCATCGCTGGCATGACTGCTGCCCAGGCCCATTCGATCGCCGGGCGTGATGCGCACGCCTGCTGCACCAGCGCGCGCGCAACCTCAGCGACGCGCGTGCGCTCTGCTTCCGATGCCGCGCGTACCTGCTCATCTGCCAATCGGCTCGCCCGCCTCGCCTCGGCTCTCTTCTCGATCTGGTGCCGCACACGTTCGCGGTAGCGTGCCTCGCGCACTTCCTCGGGCAACGCCTTGCGCCCGGGAGACTTGCGGTTGCGGGCTGCCTCTGCGAGCTTCTCGGCCCTCGCCACTTGCGCGCGCAGAGCCTCCGCAACCTCTGCCACATGCCGCTCGACGCCGGCAGCTGTCGCAGCAAACCTCAGCGGCTCGCTATCGATGCACCGACCTCGGTGCAGCACAAGCATCGCCCGCTTCACCTTCTGCAAGGGCAACCCGGACTTCTCCTGAAGATCCGAACACGAGAAGGAACCACCTTGCGCGATGATCGCCAGAATCGTCCGAGCTGCGCTCATTTGCATCCTCCCTGGCGCTTCGACGCCGCTCCCGCAATCACGGCCTCCGACCATGGCCCATCGCCCGCCGCGAGCAACACGCTCGCGCGGTAAGCGCGCCAGTGCGCCTGGCGCTGGTCGTCGGTGAACGCATTGCCCAACGCCGCCAGAGAGAACGGCATGCCGAGCGATGCGCCCATCGCCTGAACACCTTCCGACGAATGCCACCAGTTCGGCGGTACCGAGTCAGCCACATCGCGCCAGCGCTCACCGTGCAGCCATGCGCTGAACATCGGCACGTAGCGCCCCTCCTCGCGCTGCCAATCCTCGGTGCGCGTTTGCGCCTCGATGGCCGCGATGATGCGCAGTTGGAGCGCCGGGTTCGGAGTCAGCTTGTTCCACGCTCGGCGCGCCCGTGCCTCGGCCTTCTTCTTCGGGTAGCGCCGGTACGCCGCATCGAATCCGCCATCCGCATCGGCTCCCGCATCCGGCTTTGCGGGCATCTGCATCGCATCGCGCTCGCCCCCCGCATCGGCGGGGGGTTGGGGGGTCTTTGTTTCTTGACGGTTCTTTATGGTTAGTGGCCGCGTGGCGGACCGGTTTAGTCCGCGAGGCGTACCGGTAGAGTACGCGTGGCGGACGGGTCCGTCTGGCGTACCGGTACGCGTGGCGGACGGGTCTGGCGAGTTGTCCACAGCGTGTGCTGTGAACTTGGCGGGCTCCACCCAGTACGTGGTTTTTCTGCCGTTGGTGCGGTCGGCGCGCACGACGCCGCTCGCCTCCAGCGAGGAGATGGCATCGATGACCGCCGTGCGCCCAAAGCACGTTCGCTCGCAGATGCGTTCCAGGCTGGGCCAGCAAAAGCCCTCGTCGTTCGCCATGTCGGCGAGCGACATCAGCACCGCCTTTGCAGGCGGCCGCATTTGAAATGGCCAGCACAGGCCCATGATGCGAGTGCTCATTCGGGTGTCAGCACCTCGCCCGTATTCCGGCCGCCGATGAATGAACGCCCATCACGCCGCCTTCACCGGCGTCAGCCTGGCGACCTTGCCCTCAGCATTCTTCGCGCACAGCTGGCCCAAGGTGTTCGCCGTCGCCCGGATGCTCTCGATGCCTTCGCGCGTGGCCTGAGCGAGCATGTTGTCCGACACGGCCGGCGCGGCATAGGCCGCAGACGCCGCCTGCAGCCATTCGCCGTCTTCCTTGAAATTGGTCGCCAGCGTGGGCGACATCTCGCCCGCACCGCCTTGCGTCATGGGCATCACCACGCATCCGAGCGCAGCGGCGAGCGCGTGCAGCGGCGCCAAGTCGCCGGTTTCCTTGCAGATGGTGATGAACTCTTCCGGGCTGCAATGCGCGCCCGCATCGGTCGGGCTCACCTTGCGGCTCAAGATGCCATTGGAGATACGCATCAGCTTCGCGAGGCCCAGCGCCCCGTTCGAGCCATTGCTGTCTGGACTGCGGTAGCTCATGACCGCGGCTTGCAGCAGCGGCGTCACATCGAGATTCATGGCCGGTCTCCTGTCAAATCCGGGCGCGCGTTGAAGTTGTTGCCTGGCAGCGCACGCGGTGCAATGCAGGCATGGAAGAAAAAGACATCAGCGCTGGGCATTGGTCGACCGTTCCGATCGAGGTGGACCCGGCTGCGCTCTGGGTCGCGCTCCTGGAGGAAATCCGCGAAGGCGAAATCGCGTTGGATATCGGCTCGAGAGGCAAAGGGCGGATGCCCACATCCATCGGACAATTGGTGTTCCAACAACGACCATCCGATGGAAGGGGCATCCGTGAACGAACCCAAGACGATCAGCGGCGAGGAATTCCGCCTGCATCTCCTGGAATTGGCGAAGGCCATCAAGGACGACGACCGCGTGTACTTCGGCTCCGGCGACCTGAGCCTGTCGCGGGTGAAGGAGCGCGGGCCCGTGGATGGGCCGCGCCTAGTGCAGATCGAATTCACCGAGCTGTACCGCATCACTCACGAACCTTCCGCGAGTTGAGCCTGCAGCTCGGCAACGAGCTTTTCGACCTCTGCGCCGATGCGCCCGGGCGGCAACTCGGCGTAGCTGCTGTCGAACCGGCCACGGCAGAGTGAACGCATGTGCACCCCCACGCGCCGAGCCTCCACGGTGATCACGATCTGCGCATTGCTACCAGTCGGCCGCACGAACTCGGCTATAGCCTGCTCGGGCGGGAGGCCGCGGCGGGATTCAGACATCAGCGCCACCCTCGAAGTCGGACTTGAGCGTTTGCGCATCGAGCTGCTGCTTGAGCTTGGGCAGGCCGATCGCGACGATGAGGAGTGGCAATGCGGCGAGCATCAGGCTCACCGCGATCAGGATGCAGGTCAGGGACGTCATGAGCTAGATTCCTTCACGGCCGAGGAAAGCCGGCCCACTTTCACCAGACAATGGGGTTTCCACACCACCATTGCTCTTGAAAGGGGCCGGCAAAATGAAGAGGGACATGGACTTGATCCGGCGCATCGCCCTGGAGACGGAAGCACTGGCATATGGCGAGTCGCTCAGCGCTGTGGACAGCGTCGAGCAGGAGGCCTTCATCGCCCACGTAATCTGGATGGAAGAGGCCGGCTTGATCGAAGCCAATGCGCAAGCCGGGTCAGGCTCATTCGCGAAGTTCGCGATAGTGCACCGGCTGACCTGGGAGGGCTGCGAATTCGCCAGCGCCATACGCAGCGATACCTTGTGGGCCAAGGCGAAGACGAGCATCATCAAGCCGGGCACGTCATTCACCTTCGACTTGCTGAAGGACTGGCTGAAAACCGAGATCACTCAAGGCTTTCCTGCCATCCGAGGACTGGGCCAGTAGATTGCGCAGATCGATGGCTGCCGCAAGGATGCCGGCCGCTGCCGCGCCTTCGCGCGCCACTTCAGTTGCGAGCACGGGCACGGATATGTGCCAGCCGGCCTGCTCGAACCACAGGGCCGCGAGCGCGGCAGTCGCGCGAACGAGCGTGTGTGTATTGCCCGCACGCACATCGGCGAGAGTGTTCGGCCCGTAGGCAACCGCCATCATTGGCGCGCCTCCCCAACTGCTTGAGGGCACGAGGCCTTGGCATCGGCGAGCAGTACGACCGAATCTGCAAGGCCGCCAGCAACGAGGGCCGCCAACTTCAGCGCGTCGTCCGCGCTCGCAGGGACCTCCCCGCTCTCCCAGCGCGAAAGACGCGGTTGCGGGATCCCAGAGAGCCTGGAGATTTCAGATTGCGAGAGCCCTCGCCCCCGCAGGTGCTTGATCAGATCGGTGGTCTCGCTCATGGCGCCAATATTATGTGATAGCGCATAAGTTGTCTATGCCCCAACACATTATTCGCACTTGCATAGTTGACGACATGAAGCCGTATCAACTGATTGCCGCCCTGATGGCACGAGAGGGACTGGGCGCTCTCCCCCTTGCGAAGAAGATCAAGAAACCGAATCTGCAGCCCCAGATCCACCGCTTCATGCATGGGGAGGTTGAAAGCCCTTCCCGTTCAACTGCTGCGCCAATTGCCGAATATTTCGGCATCCCAGTGGACGCCATCTACGAGGAGAAGATCGCTACCGCCATAGCCGCCGAGCGCGGCTTGAATGTGGTCACGCCAAAGCCGCGATCCATCAAGGGGCCGAAGGCCCCGAAAGCAGCAACAGCGCCAGGCGTGAGCTTTTCATTCCTCGATTTGAATCCGCTGGAGGCTCACCTGATCACACTCTTCAAGAAGCTCAATGATGAGGATCGGGATGAGGTGCTGCGCCACACGAACAATATCTTTTCGAAGCGATTTCCGTCCGCCTCTGCTGGGAATCCGTATGCAAACGCTCCTGCGCCCGGCACTGGCGCAACCGGCGCGGGAAGCTACACCAAGATCACAAAAATACCCGCTGCGGAAAACAAGCACAAGAAGACAAAGGAAGACTGATGCCATATCAACTTGTTCATGACCAAATCAGCCGAGATGTTGTACGAGCGTTGGAAACCCTGCTCGACTACGCAAAGCGCGGCGAACTCACTGGCCTAGCGTTCGGAGCGACCTTCAAAAGAATGAGGTACATCACAAATGTGGCGGGCGTGTGCACAAAAAATCCGACGTTCACCCGGGGCATGCTGGGAGCCTTAGACGACGAACTGGCCGCCATCATTCATTCGCGCGAACCGGAAGACACGAGATAGATGCGCCGCCCCTTTAATCCAAACACGAAAGAGGAAAATTGAATGCTTGATCGACGCGCCGCTCTTCTAGGCATCAGCCTCTCCGCGCTTGCCGCATGTGGACAGCCTCCGCGCGCGCAGGACACGACTCCCGAGACCTCAACTTATCCGTGGGGTGCGCCGATTAACTCTTCAGGCATTAATTTCGACTTTGCCGCAGTCCGATACACAGGACGATTTACCAATTGGATCAACCAGCCCACATTTGGCAGCAATTTCTTAATTGTCGAGGTGAACGCCACGAACCAAACGGGGGCACCCCTCCCGGCGCAATTTCAACCTCTATATCGCCTCGTCGACCTGCAGGGAGCCCTGTACGAGCCACATGATCAGCACACCACGATGATCAACTTCCAGCAGCCCGGTCGCCTACCGCCAGGGCAATCCATGAACCCCAACACTCCCGCACGCAAAGCGATTGTTTTCGAAGTGGCCCGCGCCACCTACAAATTGGGCGTGGTCGTACCGCATCGGTCGCGAGCCGGCCTGGCAGGCGCCCCCTCGGCCCGCGGCTCATACTTCTACGTCAGGCTACCTGAGATCGCCTAACACAAGAGAGCTATCGACCGTCCGAGAGTGCCAAGCCGCCTTCGGGGCGGCTTTTTTGCCAGCGCACTTACCCCCCAAGCCAGAACCACGCACAACCCGGGATTCGCTGTCCGCTCGGCCTGCGCCTCAATCGACGCCTTGCGGCCCAGCGCCTTCGCGACAAAGGGACGTCACCGAAAGACAGATAAAATCGTAAAAATTATGCGCTAGCGCATTGACACCTGTTATTCGCATTCGCATAATCATCCCACGAGCCGCATATCGCGGCTCTTGGAGATGAAGATGACCTTCGGATCGCACAGCACCAGCGTCTCGCACCAGTGGCCTGGTGCGCCCAGGAACGACACCGTCCTGGCCCCCATGTCCGTCACCGCAGCCGAGCTGCTGCACCGCGTGCAACAGGAAGCCGCAGATGCGGCGGCACCCGCACCCGGCACCATTGTTCTCGCTCCGCAATCCGGGCTGAAGTTCAGCAGCGAAAGCAGCGCCGACCACCGCCATATCGCCTATGCAGACGGTCACCAGACCGATGTACGGCTGACGAAATACCCCGACACGGCAATGCCGCAGTGGTTCGGCAGGGAGCGCCGTCGTGACACCGACGGCCGTATCTGGGAACGCTCGATCTGGGCCATCGTCGACGACTTCGGCACGCTTGTCGAGGTGACCCGATGAGCCGCGCGCTCAGGCACATCGGCCAGGTGCTGCGCCTGCAACAGGCCGCACCCGTCGCCATCGACCGCCCGCACTTCCTCTTCGACAGTGAGTGCGACCTGCCCAAGTTCGATGAGCACCAGCTCACGGTCATCGAGTCGCCAGAGGGCATCGACGCCCCGGCCATGTCTTCGCTCGAGCACCTCAATGCGAAGAACGGGCGCCTGAAGCTCGATGTTCCCCATGTCCGCGACGAACTCAAGGTTCCGATGCGCGGCACGGTGCCGGATGAATGGAGCCTGGCATGAGCGCGCTACACGCGCCAGCTCAACGCATGAACCCGTGGGCGCCTGACCGCGATCCACGCCAGGCTCGGCGTATCGGAAAGACGCTCGAAGAGGTCAACGAACTGGGCGCCGTGCTTGCCCGCATCAGCATCCAAGGCATGGACGCCATCGATCCGTCGAGCGGCAAGTCGAATCGCCAGCGGCTGCACGAGGAAACCGCGGATGTTCTGGCGCAGATCGAGTGCAACGTGCGTGCATTCGACATGGACAAGAACGCGATGTTCGACCGACAGGAAAGCAAGGTCGACCAGATGATTGAGTGGGAAGCCCACTTCGACCTCGAAGACAGCGGGAGCACGCAATGAACCGCTCGCGCTTCGTCGTCGCCCTCGCCTCCGGCGCCGCCACCTTCATCGTGCTGCCCATCGCCCTCGCGGCACTGGCGGTCTACGGATGGAGCACGCCGTGATCGTCATCCAGCAGCCCACCCGGCGCCGGCCCAAGGCCGTGCTGCCCACCGGCCCCATCGGCGGCCTCGCCGATCCGCGCTTTTCGTACACCGAGAGCGTTGCCACCGACATCCGCAAAACCTTCCGGCGCGTGCGCGCCGAGCAGAAGAAAGGCGCACGCCTGTGACCACCATCACCACCGGAATTTTCTTCGTCGGCAAGGACCATCCGGGCCGCCCCGCAGTGACAGAGCACCGCGACGACGCCGGCGGGTACGTGCTGAAAATGCGCCTCATCGACAACCAGGGCCGCGGACGCGTCGAAGGCTACGTCGTGCGCTGGCTCGGCCCGCAGGCGCAGGCCTGGCGCGCCGCGCACTCAGGTCTCAAGGCCGGCGACATCCTGCGCCTCGAGCTGGAAAACCCGAGGTCGCTGCTTGGCAGCACCGGCATGCCGCAGACGCAAGCCACGGTGCGCACGTGCGAGTTGCTGCCCGCGCGCAGCCCTTCCGACGCACAGGCCGCCTGACCCATGGCCCACGACATCGTTTCCCTGGACATGGTCAAGCGCGAGGCCCACCAGGCTGCCGAGCGCGGACTCACGCCCACCGACGCCTGCCGCTGGCCTTTCGCCAGCGCCGCCGGCCACGCCTTCAAGAAGTTTTTTCACGAACACAAGGCCGCGCTCGCCGCGCTGGGCCAGGAGCCGAAGCAATGAGCTGGATGATCACCGCCACCGGCGCCGAATACCACCTGACCGGCGCCGCCTCGATGACCGACGCCGGCCGACCGGTGCGCATCGAAGACATCTCGCACCAGCTCGCCATCATCAACCGCTACCACGGTGCGACGATCCGCCCCTACAGCGTGGCGGAGCACAGCCTGCTGTGCAGCGAGATCGCGCAGCGCCATGGGTTGTCTCTGGTCGCGCAACTTGCCGCCCTGCTGCACGACGGGCACGAGCCCTACACCAACGACCTGAGCAGCCCCGCCAAGGCGACGCTGAACCTGCTGTGCGCATTGGGTGGCGGCACCCAGGCATGGAACGTGTTCGAGACGGATCACGCCAAGACTGTGCGCGCCAAATTCGGCCTGCAGACCGTCTTCGTAAACCACCGCGCCGGCCTGCGGCACATTGACCTGGTGGCGCTGGCCACCGAACGCCGCGACCTGACGCTCTGGAACGCCCGCACGCATGCCGGATGGGATGTGCTCGGCGACAACGAAGAATCGCCGGACCGGCGCATCGCCCCACTCGATTGGATGCGGCTCAACACGCCCGAGCGCGAAGCCATGACGTGGAAGGAATGGCGCCAGGCATTCCGCGACCGCTTCGATGAGCTGCAGTTCGGCATCGACGCCGGCCACAGGAGCGCCGCGTGAAGCGCGCCACCCCCATCGACCGCTCGCCGCTGGCCCTGACGGTGGACACGTCCTCGGTGCTGCGCGTGATCGTCGGCACGCCGCTGCTCGAAGGCGGCGCGATCGCCAACGGACACGGCCAGTCGGCCTCCATGGCGCTCGACCAGTTGCAGAACCGCGGCATGGTGCGCACCCAAGGCGGCGCGCGACGCGATGGCACGCCGATCACCCGCTACGTCGCCACACGCAAGGGCGCGAGCGCGCTGGACCGCTACGACGCGGCCATTCGCAAGAAAGGACCGGGGTTCGTCGCCGCCAGCTCGTTCGACGGTGAGCCGTACAAGTGCCCGGAGCTGGGGCGCACGTGCTTCCGGCCGGGGGCGTACGACGCGTTTGCGCTGCCGAGTTTGTTTGGACAGAGGCGCGTGTTGCCGAAGGTGATCGCATGAAGCGCGACGATTTCACTATCCCGCTCGACTTCCCGCACGAGCTGATCATCGACAACTTCGCCGGCGGCGGCGGCACGTCGACAGGCCTGGAAGCCGCCTTCGGACGGCCCGTGGACATCGCCATCAACCACGACCCTGAAGCACTGGCAATGCACGCGATCAACCACCCGCAGACGCTTCACCTACTGGAGAGCGTGTGGGAGGTGAACCCGATCAAGGTCACGCGCAACCAGCCGGTGGGCCTGGTCTGGCTGTCGCCCGACTGCAAGCACTTTTCCAAGGCCAAGGGCGGTACGCCGGTGGCGAAGCACATCCGCGGCTTGGCGTGGGTCGGCATGCGCTGGATCGCGTTGACGAAGCCGCGCGTGATGATGCTGGAGAACGTCGAGGAATTCACCACCTGGGGGCCGCTGCTGGTGGGCGCCGATGGCATGGCCAGGCCGGACCCGGCGCGCAAGGGCAAGACCTTCGAGAGCTTCGTGCGCCAGTTGCGCGCACATGGCTACAAGGTCGAATGGCGCGAGCTGCGAGCCTGCGACCACGGCGCGCCGACCATCCGTAAGCGCCTCTTCCTCGTCGCGCGACGCGATGGCCTGCCGATCATCTGGCCGGACGCTACGCATGGCAATCCCGTGAGCGCCGAGGTGCTCGCGGGCAAGCTGCTGCCCTGGCGCTCGGCCGCCGAATGCATCGACTTCAGCCTGCCGGCGAGGAGCATCTTCGGCCGCGATCGCGCGCTGGCCGTGAACACCTTGCGCCGCGTGGCGAAAGGACTCTGGCGGCACGTGCTTGCCAGCCCGAAGCCTTTCATCGTGGGCGTGGGCGGCCGCATGGGACAGTCCCCGGAGCGCTCCGTCGGCATGCCACTGCAAACTATCACATCGAAGGCCGATTCGTGCGTGGCGCAGCCGGTGCTCGCGCCCTTCGTGAGCGAGCACGCCAACGCCAGCAATCAGCGCAACATGGCCGCCGACGAGCCGCTGCGCACGATCTGCGCGCAGGTCAAGGGCGGGCACTTCTCGGTGGTCGCCCCCACTCTTGCGCCATTGCGCGGGACCGAGGAAAGCCACCTGCAGTGCGACGACATCGCCGAGCCTCTGTCGACGGTTTCAGCCGGCGGCACGCACCACGCGCTTGCTGGCGCACACCTGATCACCATCGGCTACGGCGAGCGGCCAGGCCAGCCCGCCCGCGCTCAAGACCTCACGGCGCCGCTCGGCACCATCGTTGCCGCCAACAAGCACGCCGTGGTCGAGGGCGCGTTCATCACGAAGTTCCGGGCGAACAGCGTGGGCCACGACATTCAGGAGCCACTGCACACGGTCACCGCCAACAGCTTCATCAAGCGCCCTGGGGGCAGCGTGCCGCTCGGCATCGTGGCGGCGCACCTGGTCGACGCGGGGCACGGCGAGGGCAAGGAGGGCAGCAAGCGCTTCAGCCACGGCGTACGGAGCGTCGAGCAGCCACTCAACACCGTGACGGCCAGCGGCGCCACCAGCGCAGTGGCGGCCATTCACCTCACGCACCTGACACATCATGGCGAGCGCGCCGGCAACGATCCGGCCGAGCCGCTACGCACCATCACCGGGGCACACCGCGGCGAACAGGCAATGGTCGCCGCATGCCTGGAGCAGGCGAACGGCGGCTTCTACGAGGGCGACGGCCGCGCCGCCGACGCGCCGATGTCCACCATCACCGCCGCAGGCAGCAACCAGCGCCTGATCACCGCATATTGCGTGAAGTACTACAGCAGCGGCGGCCAATGGCAGGGCCTCGCTGAGCCCATGCACACGCTGCCGACGAAGGGCCGCATGGGTCTTGTGGAGGCGGTGCAGGTGCCCGCCGATTGCCTGGCGCCCGACCTGCGCGAACGGGCCAGGCAATGCGCCATGCTGCTGCACGAGCACCTACCAGTGCAGTTCCCCGAGGCCGCCGACCTGGTGCTGATGCTCCACGAAGGCCAATGGTGGGTGCTGGTGGACATCACGCTGCGCATGCTCAAGGCGCCCGAGCTGTTCCTCGCTCAGAGCTTTCCGGCCGACTACATCATCCACGAGATTCCCGATCCGGCATTGCTGTTCCAAGGCGGAGTTCAGGCGGCGGATCCGCTGGCGGTGCCGCGCATCAAGCTGACCGCGACGGCTCAGGTCCGCATGTGCGGCAACAGCGTCGCGCCGGCGCAGGCCGAAGCGCTCGTGCGGGCCAACTTCGCGCACGAAGCAAGGATCTACGGGAGGGTCGCCGCATGAACCGCGCCCAACGCCGCGCCACGCACCGCCGCATGTCGATGCCCGCACCGAACCCCACCACCTGGGCGGCCGTCATCGCCGCATGCCGGCCGATGGACGAATCGCTCGGCGACGACATCCTGACGAAGCTGCACAGCGCCTTCGACGATCTGCGAAAGGGCAGCACCGACGACGACTTGTTCGACCGCCTGGCGGCCGCCATCAACGTCGGCATCGTACGCGCCGAGCAGATCGACGAACTGTGCGTCGGCCCGATGCTGGCCGCACGCGACGCGCTGATCCGCTGTGACGAGATCCGCGGCAAGCACGGGCGTTACGGCTTCGACGGTCTCGGCCTGCAAGCCATGGCCGCCGGCCTCGAGGTCTACGAGGAGATGGTGCGCAACAGCACGCCGCTGCAGATGCGCGAAGCCATGACGGCCTCCATCGCTCGTATGCACCAGCAGGAGGCTGCCGCAGGTGCGCGTCCCACCCCCTCCCTGGTCCCGCAATCCCCCAACGCCTGAAAGGCACCCCATGCAACTCCACATTGCGCACGCCACGATCAACCTGCACTTGCCCCTGTCGGCGACTGGCGGTATCGGAGCGTTCACCGAACTCGCAGCCGAGCCCGCCGCAGCCACCACCGGCCAGACGCCGCCGGCGCACGGCGAATACTGGGCCGGCCAGGGCGGGCGCTACATCTGCACGCATCCCGCGCTGTTGGGCTTGCCGGCGCGGCACCTGATCTTCGGCGCCGACGAGGCCGAAGACCTCGCCTTCGGCCCCTCGGTCGACGTGCCCAGCGCAAAGAGCCAGCTCGACAGCCGCGCCAACACCGCCGCCCTGCTCGCCGCAAGCCGCGATCACGCCGCCGCGAAATGGGCCAGCGAATACGAGGCCGACGGCCACAGCGACTTCCATCTGCCCAGCCGCATGGATCTGCTGATGGCCTACGTGTGCGCGCCCAAGCTCTTCAAGCCGAGCGGCTGGTACTGGAGCAGCACGCAGACCTCGCGCAACCTCGCCTTCGTCCAGGACTTCGAGTACGGCTACAGCGGCTGGAACGGCAAGGACCTCGAGCGCAGGGTTCGTGCTTGCCGCTGGATTCACTTGAACGCTTGACCCCTTCAGCCCTTCACCGGCGCTGAGCGCCGGTTCACGAAATTTTTTTCGATCAACCACCGGAGCACTTCATGCAAACCAATGCCATCACCCTGCCGGCCTTCGGCGCCACCATCCCCGGCCAGGGCGGCACCTTCGCTGCAATCCTGCGCGCGCCGCGCGTCGGCGACGCCGAACAGCCGCCCTACGCGCTGATCGTGTCCGACGCGGCCGCCGGCGAGTTCCGCAGCCAGTGGGGCGAATACGGCAAGGACGTGGCCGGCGCCAAGAGCCGCAGCGACGGCCGCGGCAACACCGAAGCGATGGCCGACGCCGAGTGCCCCGCCGCGCTGCGCGTGCGCGAGCTGCGCATCGATGGGCATGCCGATTGGTTCATGCCGAGCCTCGGCGAACTCAGTTCGGCCGCCGCCAATGTGCCCGAGCTCTTCAGCACCGAGGGCTGGTATTGGACCAGCACGCAGGGCTCGCGCGGCTACGCCTTCGTCCAGGTCTTCGAGTACGGCAGCAGCTACTGGTACGGCAAGGACCGCGAGCACGGGGTTCGTGCTTGCCGCGCGATTCCACTTGCCCTCTTGACCGCTTAACCCCTTCACCGGCGCTCGCGCCGGTTCGCGAAATTTTTTCATAGGACCTTCGATGACCACTGTCACAACGCCGCCCGTCCGCCTGAACCTCGCATGCGCTGCCAGCGCCTTCGAGAATTGGGAGAACGACTTCCGCGCCAATCCCGGATCGTTCTACACCGCCGAGGAAACCGCCGCGATGGCAGTCGCGACCATCTCCGAAGCTCGCGCGATCCACTTCCTTGCTCTGCTGCGCGATCTGCCGTCCGTCGATACCCCACCGGCCGCGGGCGAGATCTGGCCCGGCCAGGGCGGCCGGTATATCTGCACCATCGCAGCTTCAGACGGCCTGCCAGAGCGCCATCTGGTCTTCGGCACGTCCGAAGCCGAAGACCTCACCTTCGGCCCATACCTCGACGTGCCCGGCGCGAAGAGCATGGTCGACGGCCGCGCCAACACCGCGGCGCTGCTGGCCAGCGGCAGCGAGCACCCCGCCGCCGCCTGGGCCACCGCCTACACCGAAGACGGGCACACCGACTTCCACCTGCCGAGCCGCGTCGAACTGGTGCTGGCGCATGCGCACGCCAAGGAGCACTTCAGCGAGGACGGCTACTACTGGTCGAGCACGCAGACCTCGCGCGGCTACGCCTTCGTCCAGGACTTCGAGGGCGGCAGCAGCGGCTGGGACGTCAAGGACAGCGAGCGCAGGGTTCGTGCTTGCCGCTGGATTCACTTGACCGCTTGACACCTTCAGCCCTTCACCGGCGCTGAGCGCCGGTTCGCGAATTTTTTTGGAACCATGGCCCTCTACACCGACCTCCCGATCTACAAGCACGGCTGCGACTTGCTTTCGCTGGCGCTGGACGTGCAAACCCAGATGCCGCGCATTTTCAAGCGCAGCCTGGGCGAGAAGATCCACGCGCTGTGCGTGGAGATGCTGGAGGCGATGGCCATGGCGAATGCCTGCCGCGGCGCGGAGCGGATGCAGCAACTCGACAACCTGCTGCGCCACCTGCGCGCCACCACGGCAATGCTGCGCGTCAGCCATGACAAGCGGCTGATTTCTTCCAAGCTCTGGGCCGCCTCCGTCGAATTGCTCGACGCTGTCGGCTCCCAGGCCGGCGGTTGGCGCAAGCAGACCCTCGGCACCCTTTCCGCAGCGCCTGCTGCATGACGGTCAAGGCCATCATGCCCGTGCGTTTTATGAATCCGGTCGGGCCGCTGGGCCACAAGCCCACCGCCATGCGCACCACGGAGACCGGCGAGCCGCAGCAGCAGCTCGCGCTCTGGTCCGGCGCAGTTTCCGAGCCGATCGGCGCAAGCCTTCGGCCCGGCGATGTAGATAGCCCGTCATCACGCAGAACTCGCGCAACAACGCCTTCGTCCAGGACTTCGAGAACGGCAACAGCAACTGGAACGACAAGGACAACGAGCACAGGGTTCGTGCTTGCCGCGGATTCATCCGCCTCCCTCGAGGGGGAGGCACCCTTTTCCATGGCCGACCTGGTGCAAGCCTGGTTGGACTGCCGGCGCCACAAGCGCCACAGCGCCAGCGCGCAGGCCTTCGAGGCCGACGCCGAGCGCAACCTCTGCGCCCTGCGCGCCGAGCTGCTGGCGGGCGCCTACCAGCCCGGCCGCAGCATCTGCTTCGTGGTCACGCGCCCGAAGCTGCGCGAGGTGTGGGCCGCGGACTTCCGCGACCGCATCGTGCACCACCTGCTCTACAACCGCATCGGCCCGCGCTTCGAGGCAAGCTTCATTCACGCGAGCTGCGCCTGCATCCGCGACCGCGGCACGCTGCAAGCCGCCCGGCTGCTCGCGCGCGACGTGCGCAGCGTCACGCAGAACTGGAGCCGGCCGGCGCACTACCTGAAGTGCGACCTGGCGAATTTCTTCGTGGCCATCGACAAGGCCACGCTGCGCGCCCAGCTCGCGCGCCGGGTGCACGAGCCGTTCTGGCTGGCGCTCACCGACACGGTGCTGTTCCACGACCCACGCACCGACCACGAGGTGCGTGGCCGCGCCGATCTGCTGGCGCGCGTGCCGGCGCACAAGAGCCTGTTCAATGCGCCCGACGACACGGGCCTGCCGATCGGCAACCTCTCGTCGCAGTTCTTCGCGAACGTGCACCTCGACGCCCTCGACCAGTACGCCAAGCACCACCTGAAGGCCACGCGCTATGTGCGCTACGTCGACGACTTCATCCTGCTGCACGAGTCGCCTCAGTGGTTGCACCAGGCGCTGCAGCGCATTGACGCCTTCCTGCCCGCGCAGTTGGGTGCGCGCCTGAATCCGCGCAAGACGATCCTGCAGCCGGTCGCCCGCGGCATCGACTTCGTGGGCCATGTGATCCGGCCCTGGAGCCACACCACGCGGCCGCGCACCGTGCGCACCGCCGTGCGGCGCATCGAGACGATGAAGAGCAGCGAGCTTTATGCCGCGGGCAACAGCTACCTCGGGCTAGTGCGCCAGGCCAGCCAGAGCCACCAGGACCAGGCCGCGATCGCGCGTGCGCTGCTCAAGCGCCGGCATGCGGTCGACGGCGGGTTGACCAAGATTTTCAGAAGGAAAGAAGCATGA